AGGCGAAGAAAAGCGACAAGTTCTTGAGCAATGCGCAGCTTAACGGTTGCCGACATTTTCTTGAGCGTGAAATCGAACTGATCAAGCCGGCGGTAATCGTTGCACTTGGGTCTGCCGCGATCAAACACTTCTTGCCCGGCACGAAGGGAAGCACGGCGGATTTGGTTGGAAAGGTTGTTTACGATCCGAACCTTGACGCCTCGATTGTCTGCGGCATCAATGCGCAGCAATGCTTTTTTGATCCAAACAAAGCAGACATTTTGGGTGGTGTTTTTGAGCGGGTTTCAGAAATTATTAACTGAAGACAATCCAAAAATGTAAGTCAATAATGACTATAGTTTCAACGCAGCAAGCATTTATTAACAAGGAGATTCAAATGAGCGATCCAAGTACAACCGACGACGAACTTGAGGCACTGATGGCCGAACTCGAATCGCAAAACGCCGCGATTGTGGAGTCTGCGAAAGTCGCCGAACCCAAACCGGAACCCAAGCCGGAACCCAAACCCAAACCGGAACCCAAACCGGAACCAGTCGTGACAGTCGAAAAAGAGGCGCCGGTTGAAGTGACGGAGCGGCGCATTGTCGCAAATGAAGAGGGCGATGTTATTCAGAAGCCGACATTCGAAAAGTCTATCGCTGTTCAAACGACAAGTCCCGCTGGATTGAAGCATTACGTGGATGTTGACGAGTTCCGCAAGGACACTCGCGTCAGCGAAACGAACCTGGACTCTTGCATGATGGAACAGAACGGTCTGCGCGCTTACTACGGTACGCAAGCGGCCCAAGCTGAAGCGCAGGCTGCTCGCGTCAAGGCCAAGTTCGACGTGGTTGAGGCGACGATGTACGACGAGGTTCGCAAGGGTTTTGTCGCCGCCGGCGAGAAGACGACCGAGAAGATGATCGAAAACGCCGTCAAGATTGATCCGCGCTGGCTGAAGGCGAAAAACATGGTCATCGAGTCCGAGTCCATCGCCGCCATCAACAAGGCGCTGGTTCAATCGTTGTCCGACCGCAAAGACATGATCGTGCAGTTGGGCGCCGACAGACGTGAAGAGTTCAAAGGAACGACACGAATTCTCGCGGAGCGAAATGAGCGTGAAGACCTTCGTCAACGAGCTTTGGAGTCAAGTCGTCGTGTTGCATGAAGTTTGGAAGCGCGTTGTTGGGTACGAAGGTCTGTATGAGGTTTCTAATTTGGGTCGCGTGAAGCGTCTGCCTCGCGTTGTTGTGCGTGAGCAATATGGACGTACAACTTACCAGCACCTAAATGAAAAGCTTCTTACTCCAGTCTTGAGTGTGCCGTTGCCGTCCAATCAGGGGCGTTGTCGCGTTACGTTGTCGAAAGACGGCGCGGTAAAGCTTTGTTTGGTTCATGTGATGGTGCTTGAGGCGTTTGTCTGTGTGCGACCTTGCGTCGAATCGCAAGGCTGTCATAACGACAATGATCCTTTCAATAATGCGCTTTCCAATCTTCGGTGGGATACGAGACTCGGTAATGAGAAGGATAAAATTGCACACGGCACGCTTGCAAGAGGCGAGAGAAATGGTCACGCTAAACTAAGCGAAGATGATGTTACGGCAATAAGATTGAGACTGGCTGATGGCGAAACTCAGTTGGCTATAGCAAAAGACTACGGCGTGTCGAGATCATCGATCTTGCACATTCACGTAGGTTCAACGTGGCGACACATTGCCGCATAAATAGCTTCACAAGTGATTGATAAATAAGTCACTTGTGACTATAATACAAGGGCTGAAACGAGACGGTGAAAGCGAATGTAGTTCGAAGCCACTGTCTCTAAAAGGCACTACTTAACTTTGAAAAGGAAACACACAAATGGACGCAACCAAACTGATGGCAATGATGAAGGCCAAGAAGGCTTCTCTGAAACAAAAAGCAAAGACAATCAAGCCGATTCCTGGCGAAAGTCGCTACGTGTTGTTGCCGGGCTGGCGCAAGAACGATGAAGAGACTTACTGGCATGAATTCGGTCAGCATTACGTCAAGAATGCCGCCGGCGAAATTCAAGCCGTCTACCCTTGCCTCGACAAGACCTACGGCAATCCTTGCCCGATCTGCGACGGTCTCAGCGCTGCGATTCGCTCCACCACCGACGACGCCACCATCGATCTGCTGAAGGAAGCCGCTTCCGGCCAGTCGTACCTGCTGAACGTCTTGGTTTTGGGTACTGCCGATGAAGTGACGCCGCAAATTCTCGAAGTTCGCAAGACAGTCTTCAGCCAGATCGTTGACATCATTGACGAATGGGGCATGGCGATTTTCGATCCCGAAGCGCCGCAGGTTATCGTCATCAATCGCGTTGGCAAGGGTCTGAGCACCAAGTACACGGTGCAGATTTCGCCCAAGAAGCACGCTCTGCCGAAGGATGTGCTGTCGAAGCTGAACGATCTGGACGACTACGTTCGTCAAGAAAGTGAAGAGCAACAGCGCCGCGCCCTGAATGCCATCAACAACGTTGCTGGTCTGCTGCCGAGTCGTGACACTCCCGCAACTTCTTCCAAGCCCGCTTACACGGCGGAAGAGATTGCTGAAGATGCCGCGATGGGTCTTGGTGCTGGCACCGTCAGCGCAAGCAAGGGTCGCCCGGACATTGCGTTGGGTGACGAGCTGGACGATTTGCTCGACGAAATGGCCGCGTAAGCGTTAGCGATGCCACAGAAGCCCCTTTTCGGAGGGGCTTCATTTCTTCTGGAGTACAAATGTCCAAAACAATGATTATCGACAGTAACTCTGTCGGTTATGCGGCGCACCATTCAACCAAGCTGACTTCTGGCGGTATGCAAACGCAAGCAGTCTTCGGCTTTCTGAGAACGATTCGCGACATCCACGTTGAAAACGCCGGCGCCAAAGTCATGTGCCTGTGGGATGGTCGCGCACAGTGGCGGTTCGACCTGAACCCTGAATACAAATCCAAGCGTACTGAAGACCCCAAGAAGGTCGTCGTCAAGGACGCTTACGAAGAGCAGCGTCCCTATATCGGCGTCGCACTGAACGCGCTTGGCGTGCGTCAGCTTACGGTTGCTGACCGCGAAGCAGATGACATGGCAGGCTACCTCGTCAGGGTGCTTACAGTCGATCCGACACATGAAGTTGACCTGATTACCGGTGATCAAGACTGGATTCAGCTTGTGCGCCCTAACGTGACCTGGCGTGACCATCGCGACGATTCGCGTGTCGTTACGCTAGACACCCTGATGGACAAGACCGGTTACGCCACACCTTTAGCCTTTCTGGAAGGCAAGTGTCTGCATGGCGATACGTCTGACTGTATCAGTGGCGTTGGCGGTATCGGTAAAGACGGCGCACCCCCATTTTTGGCCGAGTTCGGCTCGGTGCGGGAATTCTGGCGCCGCTGTGACTCGGGCGAATTCGTTCCGAAAAAGAAAGCGCATATCCGCCTTTGTAGTGCTGAAGGTCGAATGCTCTTTGGAAGAAACCTGCGCTTGATGCAACTGCTGAAAGTGGCACCGCCCGCAAAGAACTTGACCGACGTTGATGTTGGCAAGTTCGACAAGGACAGATTCGCACAAGTCTGCGAAGAGTTGGCTTTCGTCAGCATTCTTCGCAATCTGGATCATTTCGTAAAACCATTTATCAAGGAGTAACACATGGGCGCAATTGAAAGTCTGGCCGACGCACTGATCAAAGGCATCGGCGAAAATCACAATGCACAAGCGGTCGAAAACTTCATCGACACCGGCTACCCGCCGCTGAACAAGATCATTTCTGGCCGCTATGACGGTGGCTTGCCGATGGGCCGTATGGTTGAAATGTTCGGTGAGTCCTCAACCGGCAAGACGGCGCTCGCTACCGAATGGATGGTGCAAGCTCAAAGAATGGGCGGCGTCGCTGGCTTCATCGATTGGGAACGTTCTTTCGATGTGCATCTGGCCGAAGGCTTTGGTCTCAATACCGATCGTCCGTATTGGATCTATGCGAAGCCGAAGACATGGGAAGAGGGCAACATGATCGCCGCCAAAGCGTGTCAGTTGATTCGCGAAGCAAAGGCCATCCCTACCGCTGCGCCGATTCTTTTCGTGTTCGACTCCATCGCGGCGGCATTACCGAAGTCGGTCTCTGAAAAAGCGCTGGACGAACTGTCAATGAACGACACGACGGCGTTGGCTCGCGTCACATCCACCACGCTGAAGTCGATGGCGCATTACTGCGAAGAATTCAACGCCACCTTTCTGTACTTGAACCAGATGCGTCTGAAGCCGGGTGTCGTTTATGGCGATCCGCGAACCACCCCAGGTGGCAAGGCGATGGAGTTCTACGCTTCTGCGCGTCTTGCTCTCGGTCGTCAAAAGCTGATGGATACCGTTGATGGTGACAAAGTCTTTGTCGGCCAGAACATCTCCATTCAAGCGGTGAAGTCGAAGTTCACCAAGCCGTTCGGCGAATGCTCTTTGCGCATGTCGTTTGACGAAATCGGCGTGGCTCGCTTTGACAAGATCGTGAGCTTGTTGGACTACTTGATTGACAAGAAGTTGATTGCCTATAGCAAACCTCGCGTTACCTGGACTGACGGCAAGCAGTATTACACCAAAGCGCTTGCGGCCAAACTGACCGAAGAAAACGCATACGCTCAACTCTTGGCGCTTTTGCCGAAGTGACGTAAGTCAGTTGCCTCTACACTTGATTTGTTTTTAACGTGTAGGGGTAATGAAATGAAAGTCACCGTGATTGGTTTTATTCCGCCCATCGTTGGTACTGAGGCTGAATTCAATACGTTTCGATTGGGTGGTTTCTATGCGAGAAACCTTTCGCCAAATCAAGATGTCTTTCTCCTGAATGAGAAAGATAAAATTGTGTTTGGTCGGGCGGTTGTCGAATACGTTGAAAGTGGTCAGTTAGGCGAGCTGTGTTTGATCCACGCGCACCGAAACCATACCGAATTGAATAACGATCCGACTGATGCGCCGGCGAGATTGTTCGCGTTGCTGCAAAAGATATACGGGCCGCACATTTGTCACGCAGGAAAAAAATGCACAGTAATTCATCTTAGAAGGATTGAGTGATGAGAATTGAAGTTTGGAAAGAGATTGTTGGCTTCGGTGGGGGTTACGAGGTTTCCAATCTCGGCAATGTCAGAAGTTGGCTTTCGCCGTCTGGTCGCGGCGTCAGACGAAAAGTGCCGCTTTTGCTTAAATTTCGCGAGATGCTTGGAGGCTACGTCGGAGTCACGCTACGCGGCAAGACGCACTTGGTACACGCTCTGGTTCTGGAGGCGTTCGTCGGCGCAAGGCCAGGACATTCGCGCAAAATTCACGCCTGTCATAACGACGGAAACCCTAAGAATAACTATTCTGAAAATCTTAGGTGGGCAACGGTCAGCGAAAATCACGCAGATAAATTGCTACACGGCACAGACTTTCGCGGAGAGAGAAATCCAGCCGTTCGATTGAGTCAGTCACAAGTGAATGAAATAAAAGAGTGCCTGAAGGTTGCAAAATGGGGTGACGTATCACGACTAGCGGCAGAATATGGCGTAGATCAAACGACGATTTCCGACATTAAAACTGGCAGGTCTTGGGGAGAAGCAACATGAGCATCAAACTGAATGACTTTATGCCCTTTGGCAAATACAAAGGGCAAAGCGTCGAATACATTCTTGCTTCCGATCCCGGCTATCTGTGCTGGCTTCGCGAAGACAAGAAAAAGTCGGACACGATTGCTGGCACTAGACTATTCAGCGTGGCGACAAATGCAACGATCGATGCTGCAATTCTTGCTTCTCCCAATTTGAGCAGAAAATACAAAGCTTGGAATCTAACGCAAGCAGATGTGCCTAAAGCGATCAGCCGCCAAGTCAAAATAATCGAGGATCTTGTCGCAGCAAACGCCGGCAGGGAGATTTCTTACGCCGATAGTTGGGGTTCGTTTTGATAATTCGAACGCCGCTTTCCGTAAATCGTAAAAAGAAAGGCATGTTTTACGACGTCGACGGCAAATGTCTGTTTCTGTCCTGGCAGTTCGGCGAGCGGGCAAAGGGGCTTGATTTCAAGAAGAACGCCTGGTGCATCGATATGTCCGACATTCGCGCCGCGAAACTCAAAGAGTGTGTCGCCATCGGTGTTGCTCATAAAATAGGCAAATCCGTCTTCTATTACCTGACGAATATCGAAGACATCGAAGGCGTTCAGTCGTTTGCTGGCTACAGCCGCGACCATTCCTACCAGCGGTGTCTTCCGCGCGATGCGTTCCCGGTGAACACAACCCGCAGCGCAGGCAATATCGAAAAAGCCATACGAATCAGATAGTCATTCCTGACTTACGTCTGTATAGTCTGTTCATCAAGAGGGCAAAGCGTTTTGCCCTAAAAAGTAAGTCACCACTTAGGAGTCATTATGGAAAATCAAGATGTTATGGTTGTGGATCACAGTGATAACGTGACGGCTGGGGATATTTTTAAGTCGAAGCAGTACGGCGATAAGTTATTCATTGCCGAAAAGGTCGTGAAAGACGGTCAGGATGGTCAGAAAGTATGCGACGGCTGCTGGTTCATGAAAGGACTGAGAGACTGCATGGCCGCGCCGGAATGCGCCATGCCCGACTTAATTTTCAAGCGCGTGAAAAAGAAAGAAATTCACGTCTGTAACACTTGTGGATCGCCGCGTGTCTTTGTTGATGCTTATGCCTCGCTAAATACCGATGAAGTGCGGACTTACGGCGATCATTACTGTGATGATTGCGCTGGCGGTTGTAGCGTCACGGAAGTCCAAGTCAAGATTAAATTCGACTTGGCGACCGACTACTACAAGTGGCTAAAGTTATGAGTTCAGTCTACGGACTTATGGCTGACCTTCACGCGCACAACTGGAGCGCGTTTTCGAAGGTTGATGAAAAGGGCGTGAATTCCCGCCTCGCTGCCCTTCTTTCGGAGCTGTCTCGCTGCGCTGAAGAAACAAAGAAAGCGGGCGGCGACATGATGATCATTGCGGGCGACATCTTCCACGTTCGCGGCTCGATAGCGCCGTCCGTGCTGAACCCGGTAATGGATGCTTTGCGCGCAATCAGACAAAAGGGTCTCGGCAATATCGTCATTTTGGCGGGCAACCATGACCTTGAAGGCAAAGAGTCGGATCGCGTATCGAGCGCAATCACGGCGCTTGAAGGTGCTGGCTGCAAGGTCGTGAACTCGACACACACCGGTCTTGAGGCTTTGGAGCGGGTTGTTTTGATCCCCTGGATTCCAAAAATCGAAGACCTGAAGGCTGCAATCACGGCCGCCGCCCTTGCTGATACAAATCCAAGAGAAGTTGATCTGATCATTCATGCGCCGGTCGATGGCGTGATCGAAGGTCTACCTGATCATGGGTTGTCGCCTGAGTGGCTGGCCCAAACGGGTTTTAGACGTGTGTTTTCGGGCCACTACCATCATCACAAGCTTCTCTACGATGGTGAGACTGGCACTTACGGCACCGATGTCTATTCAATTGGCGCCGTTGCGCACCACACTTGGAGCGACGTAAACAGCAAAGCGGGTTTTTTGATCGTTTCGGACGCCGGCGTGAAGTGGTTCAAAAGCCACACGCCAGAGTTTATTGAAATTAGCGGCGAAACAGATCCATCTGAAATTCCGCTGATCGTTGACGGTAACTTCGTTCGCGCAAAAATCAGTTCATCCAAGCAAAGCGAAGTTGAAGAGCTTCGATCCTACTTGATGGATTCCGGTGCGGCCGGCGTCGTTCTGATTTCTCAAAAAGAATCGTCCGTCACAGCACGAACTGGCTCCACCGTGAAGTCTGGCACTTCCGTTGAAATGAGCGTCGGTGAATTTATCAAAGCACAAAGCTACGCCAACCCAGAAGAGTTGGCGCGTCTTTGTGCGGGCATCTTGAGCGATGCAAGGAGTGTTGAAGTATGACCATAGAGATGAAAACAAGGACGGCTGACGTCACGAATAGCGGCCATCGCACGTCGTTTCGATTTGATGTCGAAACGTGGGATGCGCTTGATGACATCGCCATTAGCGTTGGAATGAGTTGGGATGAGTGGGCGACCGAAGCGATTGAAGCAAACCCAACAGCGACAAAGGCGGCGGCTGTGCGTTATGCGCTTCAAAGCGCGCTTCGGAATGAAGTGAGCGATGCGGTAGATGGCCCTGCGTCCGCTCCAGAGGGATTAGTGCTCGGCCGTAAAGCGGCGGCGGAATTGTTGGCGCAGCAATTTGAGGGCAGAAGTGTCAAACAATGGACATTGTATCTTTTTAACAATGCGAACAAGTCGCGTAGTGTCGGCTACCGCATTCCGGTCGAGTATGCCGTGCGCTCACCCTTTTACAGA